TTTTGGTCACGAGATCATCACTGAGGGGAGCCTAAGGGTTCCCCTTTTTTATTAAATATAGTATAATATGAATAGATGAGCCCACCTAATGAATGGTAGACTTAGCAAAGTTGACATGACATCTAGACTTTTGAAAATCAAAAGCGGTATTGCCACTAAACAATGGCATCGTGAATGGGATGATAAAGAAAGATTGGCAGCACAACAAGCACTAAACGACGCACTGGACATTCTCGATGAGTACCACTACTGAACCACTAATTTTTAATCCGAATGGATTTAATCCTGCTGATGCAGAACAGATTCCTCTAACAGATGAAATCTTAGAATTGAGAACCTTTCTCATGACAACCTTAGTTGATGTTGATGTACCTGTAGCAGCAAACCTTTATAGGTTCTGTGATTGGTGGATCTTAACTCAAGATCACGGCATAGCAAGTGATCCAAATGCAGAAACAAATATCAAAAAAGCATATGCGACTTTTAAGTAGTTACTACAGTGTCGATGAAGTACGACACGCAAAAGTCTTTGCGATAGAAGACTTTGATCAGAGACCATATCAGTATAGGGTTTACACTACAGATCCTGAAAATAATAATGCCTTTGCTGGACAAATTCCATTCAAAGATTTTATACATACAAATGAAGCAGAAGATTTTGCTGAGGACTGGGTGCAAAAGTATTAAATGAATCCATTTTATAAAGTGTTAATGGGAATTGGTATACCAGGAACAGTTGCTTCCGTGGTAATCATAGTTAATGCTTTAAAACGGAAAGTTAATCCTGAGATATCTGATGAAGAGTACCAAGTACAATGGGGTAATGGAGCACCCGATCAGTATAAGGATAAATAGTTAATAGCTTGGGAAGTTGATGTGGCTGCTGAATGGTATAAAGAACAACCTACAAATAGAAATTTTCTATCTCCAGTAGGGTTTCAGTTTGATCTGGAACTCTTTTCGGGGGTAGATTTTTTCTGTCAGTCAGTAAATCTTCCTGACATTAGTATGCCTGTTGCTGAGATTCCTAATAAGTTTCGTTCCATACCTTTGCCTGGTAGTGGTGGTGTACAGTTTGGTGATCTAAACGTACAATTTTTAATCGATGAAGATCTTAAGAACTACATGTCAATACAAAATTGGATTAGGGACTTCGGACTCACAGAAGGTCATGCATCTGGGTTGGATAAAACTTCAAGAGGAAGAATCCAAGTTCTTACCTCTAATTTTAATGGGAATTTCTACGTCAACTTTGAGGAGCTATTCCCTATAGCATTGACAGGTGTTAACTTTGATGCTACCCCTTCAGACATTGATTATGTAACTGCAACAGCAGTTTTTAAATACACAAGATATAACGTACAGACAGAGACTGGCACTAATTTATGAATTTTGAATCCCTTCGTAATAAATTTGACAAACTAAGAGCAGAGTGGACAGAAGATAGTCATGTAGACTTTCAGTTCAAGAATAAACAATACAGTGCTGACCTAGCACAGGTCGCACTTGACATTCCTTTCTGCCATAATAAATATTTAAACCACTATACTGATATTTCTCAGATTAAAACCTCACTTGAATTTGAATTTCGTAAACTAGTTAGAGACAAGCGTGAGTACTATGGAGGCGAGTCTGACGCAAAGGTCTATGCCGAAAAACCATTTGGCGGTAGGATCTCAACTCAAGATAAGATGAAAGTCTATGTAGAGTCTGATGATGAAGTCATCAATCTAGAAGCGAAAATTAAATACCTAGATCAAATGCTTTATTGGTTGGATCAGGTAATGAAACAAATATCAAATAGAGGCTTCCAAGTTAAGAGTGCTATCGAGTGGGAGAAATTTGTTAATGGACAATGATGTCACATCTCTCAGTTAAAAAGAAGAATGAAGTCTACGTTACTATTGAATCTCCTGAACAACACATACACCATGAGTTAGCAGATTACTTTACGTTCGAAGTACCTGAAGCAAAGTATTTAAAAAAGAATCCCAGATATAGACATTGGGATGGAACCATAAGGTTGTACTCACCTGCTACTGGTGATTTGTATGCTGGATTGTATACTCATTTAAAAGGATTTGCTTTTGATCGTAATTATGATCTGGCAATAAAAAAGGATGACTGGTATGGTCATCCTAATGAGATAAATGATTTTGTTTCTCCTCGTGGTATCAAAGTCTTTATGGATGGTATCACTCATGTGAAACCTAGAGACTATCAATACGCAGCAGTTTATTCTGCTATTAAAAATAATAGAAAGTTACTTCTTTCTCCTACTGGGTCTGGAAAGTCTTTGATGATCTACGCCATAGTCAGATACTATGCTGCCACCGCAAAGAAGGTACTTATAATCGTCCCAACTACATCCCTTGTTGAGCAGATGGTTGCCGACTTCATCGACTATGGTTGGAATGCGGATACTCATATTCATAAAATTTATGGTGGAAAAGATAAAGTAACTGATAAGAATGTCATTATATCTACTTGGCAATCAATCTACAAATTCCCTAAGAGATACTTTGATGATATAGATTGTGTGATCGGTGACGAAGCACATCTATTTAAGAGTAAATCTTTGACTGGCATCATGACTAAGTTGCATAATGCTAAGTATAGATTTGGATTTACTGGAACACTGAACGGAACCAAGACCCATAAGTGGGTGCTAGAAGGTCTCTTTGGAGAGTGTGACCGAGTAACCAAAACGGATGACCTTATCAAACGTGGTTATCTCAGTAAGTTTAGGATCAAAATACTACTCTGTAAACATGCTCCGCAACATTTTGAAACATATCAGGATGAGATGGAGTATCTGGTTAGTCACAAAGGTAGGAATAACTTGATCAAAAATCTAGTTAAAGACTTAGAAGGTAACACTCTTGTGCTGTTCAATTATATAGAGAAGCATGGGGAACCTTTATACGATCTCATAAATAATAATGTTAAAGAAAATCGAAAGGTATTCTTTGTACATGGTGGCACGGAGGTTGAAGACCGTGAAGAGGTTCGTCAAATAACGGAGCTAGAAAACAATGCAGTTATTGTTGCGTCCTATGGGACTTTTTCTACTGGTATTAATATTAAGCGGTTGCACAACATCATATTTGCCTCGCCGTCCAAATCCAGGATTAGGAATCTCCAATCCATCGGCAGGGTACTAAGAAGAGGTGAAGGAAAGACTGTTGCAACACTATATGATATAGCAGATGATATAGGTAGTATGAATTATACATTAAAACATCTGAATGAAAGAGTAAACATCTACAATGAAGAGAATTTCAAATATGAAGTGATTAAAGTAAACTTAACAGCAAACTAAATGGAAGAAGAATTTTACGCTACTATAAAATTGGTCAACGGAGAAGAGATCGTCGCTAAGGTATCCTTTATGCCAGATGACGATAGTCTTGTATTAGAAAATCCTCTAGAGGTTGTTCCTGTCCAACAGCAGCGTAGTCAAGACGTTCAAATTAATGGGTTTACTTTAGTAGAATGGATTCGTTCAACCTTTGATCAAATGTTTGTACTCCCACGTCGGCACGTGCTCACTATGACAGAGACAGACAAAAAAATAGAGGTCTTCTATTTGAAGACACTCAAGAAAATGCATATGGGTCTCGACAATAATAAGTTTACGAGAAGTATGGGTCGTTTAGGATCTGTGAGTGAGACCAAAAAGTATCTAGAGAAAATTTATAAGCTACAATCCCCTTGAACCCTTGACAGAGTTAGTCTATATGTTTTTTGTCACTTTGTCAAGCCCCCTATTGACATTGCCTTGAAACACTGGTATACTTGATAAGAGTAGCAAGCAATTAAGTGGCAAATGCAACAATGGTTAAAAAGAAAACTGAGTACTACGTAAATAATAAGGAATTTCTAGAGGCTATTACGGTATACCGTAACTCTGTTATAGCAGCAAAGGAATCGGGCGACACCCGACCTCGTGTGCCGAACTATATCGGCGACTGCTTCCTTAAGATAGCTACACATTTATCATACAAACCAAACTTTGTCAACTACATGTTCCGAGAGGACATGATTTGTGATGGGATAGAAAATTGCTTACAGTACATAGACAACTTCGATCCAGAAAAATCCAAGAACCCTTTTGCTTACTTCACTCAGATCATATACTACGCATTCTTGAGACGGATTCAAAAGGAGAAGAAGCAACTAGAGATCAAGAATAAAATTTTAGAACGGTCAGGATATGATGAAGTTATGCACACTGACACGTTTGAAGGTACAATGACTGGGATGAATCCATCTCAATCTGACATGGGCAGCATAAAAGAGAACATCGAAACCAAAATGAATCGCTAATGAAACCATATCAAAACGCTATCCCACATGAGGATATCAAGTTTAGAGAAACTCTAAAGCAGTTGCTTCATGACAATGCTTATAGACATGGAAAGTTTACATTATCATCTGGTCAAGAGTCAGAACATTATGTAAACTGTAAACCTGTCACTTTGTCATGTGAGGGTAATGCTTTACTATCTAAACTTATGATCAAGTATGTTGACAAGAAAGCAGTAGCAGTTGGCGGCTTGACACTTGGTGCAGACCCATTAGTATGTGGTGTGGCACAAAGATCATATTATATTGCATCTCATACTGATTTAGATGCACTTATAGTAAGGAAGAATCCTAAAGGGTATGGTACAAAGGAGGTCATTGAGGGACCGAAACCTAAAAAAGGATCTATAGTAACAGTATTAGAAGATGTAACCACAACAGGTAGTAGTGCAATGACAGCAGTCAGAGTGTTACGTGGTGCAGGTTACGTTGTTAATCGTGTTGTTGCTATTGTTGATAGGATGGAAAACCATCAGACATGGAAAGATAATGATATTGAATTCCACTCACTATTTTTATTAGATGAAATAACATGACCGAACCATATGATTTAAACACTGGCATTCATAATAATGTACAGATCACTATTGATTTGAATGAATTGGTAGCTACTAGAGGTGAGTTTTTATTCAAGGATGATGATGTATCAATGTCTCATAATCAAATAGGACATATAGCAGAAAGATTGAGAACTGAATTAACTTGGGATGCACTATACTCAATGGTTGATACTACGATACTTCAGTTCTATGATTGTCATGAGCATCCAGAAATATGGACAGACAAACATTACGGTGAGATTCAACCTGAACCTGGACGTGAAGCAGAACTAACTAAAAGGGAAGCAGAAGCAAAGAAAAGAAAACAGTATTTTGAAAAGAATTTTGATATGGTTGAACTTTCTTGTTCAGCATGGACAATAGAAGTACCTGTACGCAAAAAATGAATCCTGAAGAAAATCCGTTCTGGGGTGAACCCACCCCCACTGACTTGTGGGATGATATGAAAAAAATAAATGAACTCTATGAAAAACTTCAATGGGATCATAGAGATTACTTAGAGATTGCTATAGAAGGTAATCATATTACAATTAGAAACAAATCAAG